TTAGCAAGGACAATTTCAATATCGATGGGTTTACCTTTCCGTTCAATCACAGGTACCAGATTGTAATCCAACCCCCGGACCAACTTGATGATTGCGTAATCGTTTTTAATTGTAGTGGTCCCTTTCCCGTCGGCCTCGGCGAGCTCCTTGGAAAAAAGGTGTTGCATGACTTCATTCCTCGCTTCTTTAAGCGTGGCAGCCACTTGTCTTGCGTATTCCTCGCACTGGTTAATCAATGCGAGTTTTGTTTTTAGTTCGATTTCGTTCATATTAAATCGCTTGGTTGCTTGCGACGACCCCACCCTATTCAATACAAGCGAGATTCGTCAAATGTTTTTTAAAATATATTTTAAAATGCCTTGCAAGCCTTGTTGTTTCAAGGCGAAGTTCGTCGCAGGATTATGAATTTATTAGATGAAGCAAAGCAATTACTAGCTTGCCGTCGGATTCAAGAAGTGGCTAATCAGACTGGATTTAGCTATCAATGGATCTGGCAAATTGCCAAGGGGAAAAACAATAACCCCGGAATCGTCCGACTTGAAAAATTAGTTAAACACCTAAAGAAAACAAATGTCATACCAAGCTGAGAACATCCCCCTTGAATTGCGACAATTACCGCAATGGGTTTGCAGTGGGATTGATAAAGTCCCAATAAATCCGAATTCAGGTCGCCCCGCCGATCCGATGAATTCGGCAACCTGGGGAACCTTTGAACAAGCGTGTAAATCAAACCAACCCAATATCGGATTTGTGCTTGGTTTCGAAGACCCTTATTGCATTATTGACCTTGACGATAAAGAAGACAACCCAGCAACCGAAGAACAGCGAGCGCGATTCGCTGTAATTATCAACGCAGTCGATTCATATACTGAATTGAGTCAGAGTGGGCGCGGTATCCACATTGTAGTAAAAGGTGCAATTCCGAAAGGTGTCAAACGTGACAACGTAGAAATCTATAGCTGGGGACGCTATATGATCTTCACCGGCAACGTAATCAAACAAGCTCCAATCACCGATCAAAACGATATAATCCTAAAGCTTTACCGCGAAATGGAAACGATGAAGGGGACTGCTGAATTGAAATGGATACCTCCTATTCAAAGCGATCTCGAAGTTTGGCAAATGGCAAGCACCGCAGAGAACGAAGAAAAATTCAATAACCTATGGGAGGGCAAATGGGAACACTATCCAGACTACCAAGTGGAAAGACAATCGGGAGCCGACTTCGCCCTTCTTTCAATGCTTTGTTTTTATAGTCGATCTAATCACCAGGTTATTTCAATGTTTAGGCAGAGCGGGTTGGGTAAGCGCGAAAAGGCCCAGCGCGATGACTATCTAATTCGAAGTATCAAACGAATTAGAGCAGTGCAGGACATGCCCGAAATTGATTTCTCAAAAATTGAATTTCCGGGAGTCCAATTTGATTCCCCTTTCATAGTAGGGACCCCACCCCCCTCGGCGACCACCACCCCATCATTACAGGACCCCATTGTTGATGCACAACCGGCGATTGTAGCGATTGCGTCGCCCCCACCCATGCAACCTGGCGTTACGTTCCCCCCGGGCCTTGTGGGCGACCTGGCCTATTATATATACGCAAGCAGTCAACGACCAGTCGCTCATGTCAGCCTCGCTGCAGCCCTCGCCTTATGCGCCGGCATTTCGGGTCGTGCTTATAATGTCAGCGGCTCGGGTCTCAACCATTACATTATTTTGGTCGCGGGCACAGGTCGAGGCAAGGAAGATGGTCCGAAAGGTATTGACCGAATTATGGGTTGCGTAAAGAAACAAATCCAAGGCGCGGAAATGTTCATTGGCCCCGGCGCTTATGCATCGGGTCAGGGGTTAATCAAAGTCTTGAATAACAAACAATGCTTCCTTTCAGTGCTCGGCGAGTTTGGTATCACCTTGCATGAGATGACAGGAAGAAACGCAAACCCCGCTTTGGTTATGCTTCGTAAGATGCTCCTTGCCCTTTATAGCAAATCGGGGTTTGCCGATTTGTTGATGCCCACCGCATACAGCGACCAGGAAAAGAATACCGACATGGTGCAGGCACCGAATGTGACATTGCTCGGCGAGGGGTCAACGGCGACCTTTTTTCAAGGCCTTGAGGAGTCACATATTTTGGATGGATTGCTTCCCCGGTTCACGACTATTGAATATAAGGGACCTCGGGTCAAGCGAAATGAAAATGCCTACTTTAACCCACCCCAAGAGCTGATTGATCGACTTTCTAATTTGGCAGTCACTTGTATGGCCACAATGAACAATACAGCATGCGCACCAATCAGTTTCAATAGCGATGCTAAACGATTATTGGATGAATATGACACCGAGTGCGACCGGCGAATCAATGAAAGTCAGACAATGGTCGAAAGCGAACTCTACAACCGAGCACACTTGAAGGCGCTCAAATTGGCGGGACTCGTCGCCGTGGGTTGTGACATTCAAACGCCCGTAATCACCCTACAAATCGCCCAGTGGGCAATTGACTTCACGACCGCCGAAATCGACAACATGGCGCGACATTTCAACGTCGGCGACGTGGGAGAGGGGAATCATCGCCAAGAGCACGACTTCAAGCGATTGTTTGAGCAATACATGATCATGACCCCGGTTCAGCGAGGTAATAGCGGTGTAAGAAAGAGTTTGTCAGAGCAACAGAATGTCGTTCCGAAAAACTATCTAAGGAAGCGTTTGAAAATGACGGCGAGTTTCAAAAACGATAAAGCAGGGTCAAACCGAGCAATCGAAAACCTCATAAATACGCTCACCGGTGACCACACAATTCAGCGGGTTCCCCCTGATCAAGCCCTTGAAATGTTTCAGACAAGGGCCGTTCTTTATACCTACGGTGAGTGCTGGTGATGCAAATTGCACGATTGAAGAGTGAAGCAATTTGCAAAATACATTTTACAAACAACTACAATTTGCAAACTACAAGTGAGTGCTGGTGATGCAAATTGCACGATTGAAGAGTGAAGCAATTTGCAAACTACATTTTACAAACAACTAATGATGGCAAAATACATTTTACAAACAACTAATGATGGCAAAATACATTTTACAAAATAAGGCATTCTATACCTTCCCCCCTTTCCCCACGACCTTCCCCACATTCCTTCCCCCTGTCGTTTCATTGCAAGCAGAAGGGTTTGAGGGCGAAATTCCGCCGATGTGGGGATGTGGGGAAGGGGGGTGGGGGGCGTCACAAGGAAATCGAAATTTTGACTCCCTTAATTATTCATATTTTTTTGGGTACCCCCCCCTTCCCCCCTTCCCCACACTTATACATTTACCCCCCTTATTTATTATACCTACAATGATTAAGCGTGGGGAAGGAATGTGGGGGCAACTGAGGGGAAAAAGGGGAAGAAACAATCTAACGTTGCAAAATGCAATGAATCGATGAAATTGTCATATTTAGATATTAACAATGTGAAGGGGGCGAACCAATGTCTCAAGTGGTGGTTGGTCCATTCATATCTTTACTATGAGATGGGAAATTCATTACTCTTGGTAAGTGGTTAAAAGAATGTTGGCCGCTTGTAAATCATGAGCATTCTCATCTTGTGGACATCACCGCGCTGCCCTTCACAGGCTACTTTAGATGGCATGGTGAAAGCATTAGAAGAAAAATGATTGCAAAGCGAAGATTGATTGTATAAAATCAAAACATGCCAGCAAAACCAGCAATACCTAATCTCATCATGACCAAACTTCAAAAGAGATACGGGACCGAATTATCGATTGGTCCGGAGATTGATAGAAGGATCAAAACAAGTTCGGCATGGCAAGGGACTGAGCATGATTTACAGAAAGCTTACTTTGCTCGAATTGCCGAAATAATAGTCATGTCAGATTTGCCCGAACTTTACCTTGCTCATGCCATACCAAATGGCGACATTCGAGATCCTCGGGCGGGTGCTAGATTGAAAGCCGAAGGTGTCAAATCAGGTATCCCTGATGTTTTTATCCCCATTGTCGAATCTGCCGATTTCAATGATCCTAAGTCAGGTCTTTATATCGAATTTAAGAAAGCGGGCGGGTCACCGTCAGAGCATCAACGGGCAATGCTTTTGATGCTTCAAGATCAAAATTTCAGGGTTATCGTTTGCAACGATTTGGACACGGCGGTTTATGTAACCAAAAAACATCTAGGTCTAGTATGAACGACGATAAGCCAAGTTGGTTATCCAATACCAAAACCTCGACTGAAATCATCCCGCTTAAAAATACACCCGCAGATGAGGTCAAGCGGGTTAAGTTCGCAAAGAAGAAAACTGCGATTGTAAAGAAAAAAGCAGTAGCTAAGATCTTGAAGGATTGTGGATTATCGATCATCACCGCAGATAACAATCCCGCTTTGATAGTAGACGAACTTCTAGACTCAGATGAAAATGCCGAGGGGAGATTGAAAGCTTGGGCTGATGGTCGGGTCATTAGCGAAAGCGGGCGACGTAAGCGGGATGCATTTGTGCTTGAGTATATCAAAGACTTCAACGGTCCGGACGCTTGTGTGAGAGTTGGCTTTCGAGATGGCATCAGGGCATTTCATAGTTTCAAGAAATGCCCTTACACACTGAGCACCCTCGCAAGGAAGATGGAGAAATGGGAAGCCAGGGCATTGGTGACCAAGGACAAGGTTTGCGCTTTGCTATGGCGAGAGGCGAATGACTTTATCTATGGCACGCCGTCCAGTAGGGTTGCCGCTGCCAATCAACTTGCTAAGGCAACCGGCTTGTCCAATGACGATATAAATATAAATCTGGGGATTCAGAATAACACCTATGTAACCGCACCTTTGAAAGAAGAGGAATTTGAAAATATGAAAAGGGTCTTCGATAGCGAGTATTAGATTATGGCATTTGATATTGACAATCCGAGGGAATGCAAAGTCTGGCGAGCGAGGCTTGAAAATTCGCTAATGGATTTTACTCGTTTTTTTTTGAAGCATCGACTCGGTTACCGAATGATAGTGAGTCCGCACCACTGGGCAATTGTCAGGGCATTGGAAGCGGTTTATGATGGTAAGATAAAACGTCTCATCATGAACCTTCCCCCGGGTTATACTAAGACCGAATTCGTGATTGCATTTATTGCTTGGGGGATGGCCAAGAATAGTAAATCCAAATACATTCATACGACATATTCAGATGCCCTTGCTTTGGAAAACAGCGCGCAAGTTCGCGAGATTGTAAACAATCCTTATTACCAAGCAATGTGGCCTTGCGAGCTGCGAAAAGATACAAAGGCAAAGGGGGCTTGGAAGAACGTCAGCGGGGGTGGTATGCAAGCGCGACCGGCAGGGGGATCAATCACAGGCTTTCGAGCGGGACAACCTGAACCGGGGTTTAGTGGGGCCTTTGTTATGGATGACATGATCAAACCGGATGATGCGTACAGCAAGGTCACTGTGGAAACCATCAATAAGCGCTTCAATGGAGTCTTCAGGTCGCGATTGATGCAAGAGCGGGTAACTCCCATGATCTTGATCATGCAACGGATTGCCCAAAATGATCCAACTGGATTTTTGTTGCGAGGTGGGACTAATGAGAAATGGCATCATTTAAACTTACCTGCTTTGTATGATAAGACCGCACCCTATCCAAAAGAATACACTCACGGTATTCAAATAGACCCACAACTTGACAGTGGTCCGATTTGGCCATACAAGCACGATAAGAAAGAATTGAAAGCTTTGGATTTGGCGGACCCTTATGTTTATAAAGCGCAGTATCAGCAAACGCCGGCCCCGCCTGGAGGTGGTATCTTTAAAAATGATTGGTGGAGTTATTACACCTGGAAATCAGTTATCCCTGAGTTTCGAATTATTACGGCTGACACCGCGCAGAAAACAAGTGAACAAAATGACTTCAGTTGCTTCCAGTTGTGGGGTTATCTCAAAGGGAATATCTATTTGCTGGATTTAATTAAAGGGAGATGGGAAGCGCCTGAATTGAATAGACAATTTCAGCAATTTTGGATCAAGCATTATGCAACGGGTGAAGCGATGACCACAAACAAACTTCGATATGCCGCGGTAGAGGATAAATCATCAGGGACGGGTTTGATCCAATTTATGAGAAAGCTTCCTAATATGACAATCCCAGTTAAGGCGGTCCAAAGGAATCGCGACAAGGTTTCAAGAGCGATGGACACCGTCCCATACATAGCAAGCGGCCATGTCTTCGTTCCCAGCGATGCACCTTTTACCCTTGACTTCATGAATGAAATGGGTAAGTTCAGCAGTGACGACACCCACGATTTCGACGACCAAGTAGATCCAATGATGGATGCTTGTGACTTGTTACTCGCGAAAAATTCTAAAACAGCAAAAACATGGTAAAGAAATCAGAGTTCATGTCCAATGTAAACATGATAGCACGGAACATGCTGCAGAAAGCGGGCCTTACCTTTTCGGGTAAGCGAGATTTGTATGAAGTCCTTGGTTACAAAGAGTTCTTATGTCCCGCTGATTACAGGGCAAGGTATGAACGTGGGGACATTACCCTGTCCATTGTTGATGCCTATCCTAATGCTGCTTGGGCATGTCCTCCCACGCCTAGTGATGATAAAGAAGCTGAAGATGAAACGCCATGGGAAAAGGAATTCAAAGTTTGGGCAAAGGAATTGAAACTTTGGCAAACAATTCGCAAGGCCGACATTCTCGCACAACTAAACGAATTCAGTATTGTCCTTTTCGGGATCAGGGGGGACAATGATTTGAAAGAACCCGTCATCGGCAAGAAACCGATTGCTTACTTGAAAGCCTACGGTGCCGACAATGTGACAATTTGCAAGTGGGTCACCGATATGTCAGATGAGCGATTCGGTTTGCCTTTAACATACAAAATCCAGTTTGTTTCAAAACCAGGCGAGGGTGTCAGAGAAGCAATCGAAGTCCATCATTCAAGGGTCTTGCATATTGCCGAGCGAACAATGGAAAGCGAAGTGGTAGGCATCCCATTTCTTAAACCCATTTGGAACACATTAGATGACCTTGACAAAATCAGAGGAGGTAGTGCGGAAGTTTTTTGGTTGAATGCTCGGGCGGGTTTGAATTTGAACGTTTCACCTGAATTTGATGTTCCTGATCAAGAAAGCATCAAAGACAACGTAGATAATTATCAAAACAATTTAACTAGGGTTCTTTATACTCAAGGAATCGACGTTAAAGTATTGTCCCAAGCAATTACTTCACCAAAGGATCAATTCAATCTGTGCCTGACAATCATCTCAGCATACACCCGCATCCCCCGGCGAATTCTCGAAGGTAGTGAACGGGGTGAGCTTTCGAGTAAGCAAGATGAGAACAATTTCGATAGTAGGGTCAAGGAAAGACGAACTCTTTTTTGTGAACCCACCATCCTCGAACCGTTGATGAAGAAACTGATGAATTTGGGTGTAATCAAAACCGTCGAATATATCTGGAGCTGGCCTGAACTTGTTACTCAATCTGAAAGCGAAAAAGCTGCTATTGCATCCACTAAAGCAACTGCCATCAAAACCTTCACCGATGCAGTCAATGGGAATCGGGTTGTTACCGACCGACAATTCATGGAAGACATCATGAACATGCCCTATCTGGAAGATGAGATCATAGAAGACCTCGAAACCGAACAGAAAGAAATTGATGAAAGCGGACCCGACCAATACAATAACCCTCCGGCGTAAAGCGGCCGCGGAAGTCGATGCTCGCTTTAACAGATTGAAGCGAGCCATTCGAAGTGCCTTCAAAGATGGTGGTCTCAAGACAAACATTGAGCGAGCAAGACAAGGGCGATTTGATGATTTATTAGATCAAGTCAAGGTCGATGAATTCAACCGATATTTTCATGATCAGGTTGAGCTTGAAATTTTAAGACAAGACAATCTTAGTTATATTGAAAAGGGCAAAGAAGATCATTGGTTAAACAAACATATTGGCGAAGGATATAGAAGGGGGGCTATCAAAATGAGATTTGCGGCCGAGCGAATGATGCCCAACCTTTTGAAGCTTCCCGATTACAGTCCTTTCTCAAATCCCCAGCATGTTCAGCGCGCCGAACTCATTTTCAAAAAGGCATACTCGGACTTGGAAGGAGTCACCCAAGTGATGGAGAAGCAAATGAGTAGAATTCTAGCTGATGGCATCTTGCGTGGTCACTCGGTAAAGAAGGTTGCAAAAGAGATGGAAAGTCGAGTCGATAAGATTGGCAAAACTAGAGCGAAGCTGATTGCTCGGACTGAGATTATTGAAAGCCATTCCTCGTCTGCAATTATGGAAGCTGATCTTCTTGAACAGCAAACGGGGGTTACCATAAAAATGAAATGGATCAGCGCAGGGGATAGCAGGGTTCGTCCCGAGCATATTGACCGGGATGGTCAAGTTTACACAAGAGCGGAAGCATCAAATCTGATCGGCGAACCTAACTGTAGATGCGCTTTGTCGGCCGTATTTGACCTCTGAAAAATAAACCTTGCATGAATGACTGTTCCTTAAATACCGTCCCAAATAACAAGACGAAATGAGCAAATTATTATTCCTAAGCAATATCGCCCTTTCGGGACGACCGATGCGGAAGATGCTCAATGGATTAACTCATTTGGTCATCCCTGCGGTAGCAATTAAAGAAGGCGTTTTGAATAACATCTTCTATCCTAAAGAGGAACTCGAAAGCTTCTCGAATACATGGAACGGTGTCCCCGTCCCAGTCAATCACCCGCTACTTGCCGGCGTTCCCGTCACTGCGAACAGTACCGAAAGTGAAGAAAATCAAAACATCGGTCGCTTCTACAATGTGATATTCGACGACTCATCCATTAAAGGTGAAATTTGGATCAATATCGAAAAGGCCGAAAAGTTGAATTTCGGTGACTTGATTCAACAACTCGAGTCTGGTGAATTGATGGAAGTTTCCACGGGATTGCATGCTTTCACCCGCGATGAAACGGGGGTTTTCAATGGCAAGTCTTATGACCGAGTAATCGAAAGTATTCGTCCAGATCACCTCGCCCTCCTTCCCGATAGCGAAGGTGCCTGTTCAATTGCAGACGGTTGTGGTGCAATGCGGACGAATTGCGGGGGCGACACTGATTGTGTTTGTGAAACGCCCAAACCCACTTGGATCAATCGACTGCGTGGTTGGTTTGGTTTGAACATTGATACTTCTTTCGAGGATCGCGAGCGCATGGTAAGTGGTGCACTGCGTGAAACTTACGGCAAAGATTCATTCATTTACACTCTCAAGACCTATGATGGCTATGCTATCTTCGAAATGGGACCTTCGCTTTATAAGCAAAATTACACAATTTCAGACAATAAGGTAACACTTCAAGGCGACCGAATTGAGGTCAAAACTGAAGTTTCTTATGTCCCAGTTCTTAACGAAACCGAAAATAAAAATATGGACCCAACTAAACGGGTGGGACTTGTCAATGCACTAGCACTTTTGCTGGTGGCAAACAATGTCGCCGCCGTAACTGATAAAAGCAAAACCGATCTGGCTGCACTGCCTGATGATATGCTCTCTAATATGGCGAAAACCTACAAGCTGAATGATGACGGCACCCCCGTTGTTGAACAGCCCGCCCCGGCAAAGGTCGAACCTGTCATTGTGGACAATGGTATTACATCTCAAGAGCGCCAACTGCTCAATGAGATGCTTGCCGAAAAAGCACAGCGCGTGAAGGACAAGGCGACTCAACTTGCCAATGTCCGGAAGGATCTTGCACCCGAGGTCATTGCTACTTTTAATGAAGCAGCAATTGACGCCATGCTCGTTGCGATTGGAATTCATAGCAATACCAATTTTGGTCCTGCCGGTGGATTCACACAACCACAGACCCGCGATGCATATCGTTCCCCGTCGGTTTACCTCGCCAATGAGGAAGAAACCCCTAACAAGGAGGCAGTGAAAAACTAATGGCTAAATTAAAATCTGAAACAATTATTCTGAAAGGTGAACCTAACCTTTTTGAAGGTGCTGCCGCGGCAGTGCTCAAGCCGGGGCATGTCGTTCAATATACAGGACTTACCTTTTCGAAGCAATCAGTCGCTTTGAAAAAGACACCTCTTCGTGTTGTTACTGAACAAGATTTGATCGGCAAAGGAATCGAAAGCACGATTCCTAGCGGCGAGAATGTCACTGTTCATTTCGCAACCCCGGGCCATATCGTTCAAGCAATGCTTCCGGCTTCGGCCGCCGCCATTGTCAAAGGCGACCAGCTCGAAATGAAGGGTGATGGAACCTTGCGTAAGATCACGACCGGTGCCGCAATTGCCGAGGCATGGGAGTCACTCGACAACAGCGCAAATGCCGCTGAAGTCCTCATTCAAGTTCAAGCTATCTAATTCATGAAACTAGGAATCTCAACTGCCACCGATTTTATCGGTAACTCCAACTCCGGAAACGGAGCACCCTTCATCAACTCCCGGGGACAACTTCAGCAAAATGTGAATACCACTTTGCTTGAAGATGAACATCGTCGAATTGATGCTGCCGTCCTCGCTGAATCCCGTGCCATTCGTGGTGCATCGGAACATCTTCGGACTCGCGGACTAGTCGTCACCCTCGGTTCAATCGGGGTCCTCCTTTCGGACTACAACCGTGCCGGTAACATGACCGACGCTGAAGTTGATTTTGACGGCCGCTCTCGTGGTTTGAAAGATCGTCTGACGTTTGATCAAGTGGGTGTGCCAATTCCGATTTTCCATAAAGAATGGGAACTCGGCGCTCGCCAACTCACCGCATCACGAAATGGTAACTCTCGTCTCGACACTACGCAAGCTCAGATTGCAACTGAGATCGTGCAAGAAAAATTCGAAAGTCATATCTTCAACGGACTTCCCGGATTGACTCTTGATGGTCGCACAGTCTACGGATACAATACTCACCCAGACCGCAATACCTATACTCTCCTAGCGGATTGGACAAGTGCAGCTGCTGGGGCTGCTATGATCACCGATCTGATCAATATGCTTAAACTTCTGAAAGCAGACAATCAGCGCGGACCATTCATGGTTTATGTGGGGGATAACATTTGGCCAACACTTGAGCAGGACTACTCAACTGCGAAAGGAGACAACACAATCCTCCAGCGGATGCTCGCTATTCGCGGTGTCGAGGGAATTGAGAACAGTGAATTTATGGATGCTGATACGGTGACCGTGGTTCAGATGAAATCGAAGACCGTTGACCTCGCCATCGCGGCGGATTTGCAGAACATTCAGTGGAGTGTTCAACCCATGTCCACAAATTACATGGTATACCTGATGGGTGCCGTTCGCGTCAAATCCGAAAAGAATGGACAGTGCGGCATTGTTCATGCGACCTAAAATATTATGGCAAAGAAAACCCGAGCATATGTCCTGATTTCAGGGAGGCATGTTCATTACGACGGCAAAACTTACTACAAGGGTGATAATATCGAATTGAATCCCCGTATGGCTCGGTTCCTTGTGAACAAGGTCAAGGCCCAAGAGGTCGCCGAACCCGCCCCTACGGGCGAGCAGGGCACCCTAAATACCCCTGCTGATCGGGAGGAATTGATTGCCGCACTCGAATTGGCAGGGGTTGACTTTGATTTGAGTGCATCAGACGAAGACCTCTTCGCTGCTTGGCAATTGATCACTGAATAAGTCGCCCCAAACTCAAAAGGGGGTGGTCGTGAGATCATCCCCTTTTCATTTAAAATAAGATGGCATTTACCCCCCCAATAACTACCGAAGATGTCAAAGCGGTTGGTCAATTGATCGGCGACGACCTTTCGGTTCATATCAACTCAGCCGATTTGATTGTCAGTGAAAATCTCGAAGGGAAAGGTCTTTCTGCTGCAAGGTTGCGTTTGATTGGAGTCTATCTCGCGGCACATTTCGCCTTCGTTTTAGAAGGGCAAATTAAGAGTGAGAAAATCGGCGATTCGGCCACCACTTTCAGTTTGGAATCAGGACAAGCACTTTCAAGCACGGTTCACGGTCAGCAAGCGATCTCACTAGATACCACCGGAACATTGGCAAGCATGAGCGGTTCGCCGACTGAAGGTTCGGTGACCAAAATGGCCACAATTTTAATTTGTTAAACTATGCCCCTTAGAAAGATCGATCAAGTCACCCGCTGGAGAAAAACCGGGGTGGATAGATATGGTCAAGAGGAGTATGGTGATCCCGTTGTTTTGACTTTGAGATGGGAGGATTTTGTTACCGAAACGATGACCAAAGAAGGCGATACTTTCAACTCACTTGGCGTGGTTTACGGTGACGTGGCAGATGAGTTGCGGGTCGATGACAGGGTGATCAAAGGCGAGGACCTTCTTGTGGACATCAAAATATCCTTCATAGTTCGAAGTTTACGAACTAGCAGAAACGGGGTAGGGACTAGATATCTTTACACCGCATACCTTTCAAAATAATGGCAACCGGAAACGAAAGATTCAAACAAAATTTTAAAAGTGCAATGACCGAGATGCGGGAAGGCGCTATTAAAGGATTGCGCTTGGGTGTTAAGTTAGTGGAATATGAGTCGAAAGTTAGGACTCCGGTTGATGAAGGTAACTTAAAAGGTGGTACATATAGCACAGTGGTGGTGAGTAAAAGTAGGGCGATTGGTGAATTTGGTAACACTGTCGAGTATGCTGCCTTCGTCCATGAAATGACAAACCCGAGTTCTGGGGTTCCTCGAAAAGGAGGTAAAGGTTTGTATTGGGAAACGGGCAGGCCTAAATTTTTGAAAAGTGCTATCGATGATAAGATAGACGAAGTAGTTGACCTTGTCAGAAAGATGGCAAAAATTGTATGAACTTTCACGAAGGCATCAATACAATTGAAGAAGCGCTTTTGAGTGCGCTTTCTGAGATCGCTTCATTGGATTATATCAGTCCCGCTAAATTCTTTTCTGATTTGATTGGTAATACTTATGCGTTTCTAACAATTGGCGAAAATTTATTTGTGGGAGCGATGCCCGACAAGCCCGATCTGTGTTTTTGCTTTTATGATACAGGCGGAGGGATGCAGAATGATAGACTTGCAATCGATACTTCGAATGTTCAATTGACTGGACGTGGGGACTATGAAAGTTGTGCTAATTTCATGAATTTGATCCGAATAGCCCTCCAATCAATCTCACCCATGACTTTGGTTCAATTAAATTTGGTTGGAATATGGATCATAACACCTCTTACTTGTTTGGGTAGAGATAACAAGAATCGTTTTCAATTCTCAATCAATTTTAAAGTTGCGCTAGAATTATATACCCATGGTAATCGCATGCCAGGTGGAGATGTTCCTGCAATTGCACCGCCTAATGATTGCACAAATCTCGAAGGAATAATTATATCCGAACTACCACCCCTACCCTAAAATAAAATGGCCTTAACTAATACAGACTTATTCATAGTTGAACGCGCTGGCGTCCAATACAAGATGACCGCCCAGCAACTTGCCGACTTCAATGGGGCGGTTCACGAATATACTGCAAACACAATTGGTGAAAGAGATGCAGGTACTCTTTCCCCGACACCTCCTGGGGGTGGGTTGAAAGTTGGCGACCGTGTCTTTGTGGTTGATGCGAGCGCCGACCTCACCGTCACCGCCGATTGGGCCGTGTATCGTGTTGGGTCCACCGGGCCGATTGTTTATGACAAGATCCAGGAAAAGGAGTCCCTTGACCAGGTTGTCAGCGGCGGTGGCAACCTGTCCTATACCCCATCGCCGACAAATGGGGTTGTCACGAATTCAGGTGGAACGGATGCGACGATTCCTCTCGCGACCGATACTAACGCGGGGTTGGCGAGTCCGGCGATGTTTAACGCAGTCCACCTCGCAGCAAGTGCCGGAGGGACCGCCGCCTCGAATCCCGTTGCCGTCAACGGGGGAACTCAAGTCATCACCTTTAATATCACTTCGCTTACCTCTTTACCGTAATGGCAGTCCAAGGAACAGATGTTATCTATCTCGAACGGATAGGAATTCCGGGAAGGCAAACCGCCGCCGAGATGGCGGCATATATGGCAAGCATTGCTCAAACCTTGAGTAATAAAACCATTACTGCACCCGTATTTTCAGGGACCTTTACAGGGACTTATACTATTGGAGGAACCCCCACCTTTCCGACATCGGTTGCCACGCTCACGGGTACCCAGACGTTTTCCAATAAGACGCACACGGACCCCATTTTCATAGCATTCCGCGAGACTCAAAACGCCATCGGGACCGTCACCACCACGCACACGTTTGTCATCACGACCGGCACGATCAAGACGGCGACCCTCACCGCCTCTACTGCTTGTGTGTTTACGATGCCATCGGTCACTCAAGGCCGCTCGTTTACCGTGTTTTTGAAGCAGGCTGCAAGCACCGGAAACGGGACAGCGACGTTCACGGGTGTTAAATGGCCGGGCGGAACCGCCCCCGTCATCACGGCAACCGCTGGCAAAATGGATATCCTAAGTTTCGTCAATGACGGAACTAATTGGTATGGCTCAATCCTCCAAAACTTCACCCCGTAATCAATGTTCGCTTCGCACGCCATCTTATTCAGCGCAGGAAGCCCGTCAGCGCCTCCCACTAATTTAGTAACAAACGGGGACTTTGCAACGGGCGATCTCACGGGATGGATTAACACCAGTAGCCATTGGAGCAATGTGTCTAATAAAGCATTTCACCCGAACACGACTTCCTTTCTGATGCTGCTCACCAGCGGCATTCCGGCAGTCGGAACCTCCGCCAGAATCCGATTTACCATTTCCGGGATCAATGCGGGCGGTCGCATCAGAGTCACATTCCGAGACTCGGGGGAGGGGAATGTTAACGGCCCGCTATGGGGAGCTAACCAGACAAATGACGTGATCTCCTCTGATGGTAGTTATGACATCACCGTCACAGTCCCGACTGGTTCGGTGTATCTCGCATTTGCTCGTGATAATGTTGGTTTCTCCACCCAATTCAGCCTCGACGATGTTATCGTGAACGCGCTCTAAAATTTTAAACTATGAAACATTTTCCTTTACAATCTAATAAAAAAACAATAAAAAACGACTATGAGTTCGATTGCAGCATATAAAAAGAAGGTTCAAGTCTCAGCTGATGCCGGTATTACCTTCTATGACCTCCCCGCTACCTCACCCTCGCTGGAAATTGCGGGTGATGTTATCGATGATACCGACCTTGCTTCGAATGAAGGTTATCGGACCAGTTGTCAGGGTTTGAATGATTGGTCTTCAAGTGCAGACTCCAACTTCAAACCTCTTACCGGTAATGTACCCAATGATACCGCGTCCGGTGCCAAGGGATTGTCCCTTGTCCTGAATGCCAAAGTGACCCGCGGACAACTTGTTTACCGTTATCTCCCCACCGGTGTAGATGATGACGGTACCGGACTCCAAGGTATTGTAATTGTCGAAACATTCAGCTTCGCCGGCGAAATCGGAGGACTTGAAACAATTAGTATTTCGCTAAAACCCGCAGGTCCTTTGGAACTCCTCGAACTCCCATAATCATGTCATCTCCCGCTTATCTGACCGAAATTTATAGTCACGGATTGCGGGTTGTCGTCACTGATGAACCCGCTCTAAGACTTTCAGCCAACAAGTATCAAATCACAGATACCACAAGACGTCTGATTGATCCTGATACTGAGGTTACGGTTACCGGTTTGACTGTTACCGCAGTCGATTATGTTCAAGGAATTGTGACGCTCGCCACTGATCCCGCTGGATCGATTGCAGTTGATTTTGCTTATCTGTCAAAATCAAAAATTGGAGGATCGAATAGTTATAGCGTTGAACTCGCCGGTGGAATTTTGGACAGTACTGAATTCGACAATGGGGGTTACAGAACTAATGTTTATGGACTCTTCGAAGTTACCGTGACTATTGATCGCTACGACGATCTTGTCCAGAAGTTCAAAATGCACAAAGCAGGCGGAGAAAAAGTATTCATCGAAATTCGCATTGGGCAGGGTGCACTTTTGCTCGCTGGATGGTTCATTTTGGAAACATCAAGTTCAGCGGGCGATCTGGGTTCGCTTGAAAGCGAATCTCTCAATTTTAAACTCGCTTCAATTTCGGGTCCTACTTCCTACTCATTCTCAATTATCGAAAATTAACCATGACAAACATCGACAAATTCCGTAGCCTTACAATTGGCAAGCCTCGCACTTTCAAATCAGAAACCGTCCCTATTGATGGTACCGATTTTGAAGTTCGTCAACCCACTATCAAACAGCGGGGTACCATTCAAAACAAAGCACTTTGTTTCTCCGACGATGCTGGCAAACGTCTTGACGTGCCAGTGTTCAAGAGCTCGGAGTTTCAAGTCTGGGCTGTTATTGAAATGACTCACATCCCCGGCACCGACCAGCGAGTTTTCAGCGAGAAAGACTATGATATTTTGGTTGAACAACCGGCAGGCGGTTGGTTTGATACTCTTTCTAAAAAGGCAATGGAACTTGCCAATGTGGATGAGACAAACACAAAAAAGCCTTCCGTCGAAATCAAGAAAGAATAATGCTTTACAGAGTTTCTGAACTTCTAGGGAAATTCCCATCTGAAGTAGAAGAAACAATGACAAACGAGGAAATGGTCGAAATGGTTGCATACCTCGAACTGAAAAGGGAATCCGAACAATCAAAATCCAAAAATAAATAAATGTTCGGAGCTCTCGACTTAGGTAATCTTTACAGTAAGATTATTATTGATTTCGACCAGCTCGGCAAAGCAGAAGCATCGATTCGAAGATATGCAGACCAAAGCGTTAAAGGTTTAAACCGAGCAGAGGCTGCGGCAAAAGGTTTCAACACCGCGGGTAAAGGCTTGGTCGTTGCCGGGGCTGCAGTCACTAGTGCAATGGGACTTGCTACTAAAAAGGCACTTGAATTTTCGGATGTCTTTCTTGATGTCGAAAAGAACGTTAAAGGCTTGGACGATTCAAACGTCCAAGCGTTCAGAAACACCATACTTGACTTAGGTCGAGATTCATTGATTGGTGCAAATGGAATTGCCACATTGGTTTCAGAGGGTGGTAAATTGGGTGATGCTGCGGCCGAGGCATTAGTTTTCGCCAAGGCTTCTGAAAAGATTGCGGTGGCATTCGATTTTGGCAAGACGGTCGAGGCTGCTCAAGCTGCCGGAAACATTGTTGGTAAAATTAGATCATCGTTTGATTTATCGACCGAAGGCGTTTTGAAGTTTACCGATGCCTTTAACTACTTCGGTGACAACACCGCTTCTACTGCCAAAAACATTACCGAAATCATTTCAAGGCAAGGAGCCACTGTGGCAAACGCCACCAACCTTACGCAAGGGGAATTAGCTGCACTTGCTGCTTCATTCGATGCCGTTGCACCTTCCGCTCAAATCGCAGCGACCGGCATGAAGAACATGATTCTCAGTATGGCCATTGGTGAAAAAGCAACGGATGAGCAAGCTGCTTCATTTCGTGAACTTGGGTTTGATTCGGCAAAGATGGGACAAATGTTAAAAGATGATGCATCCTCGGCAATCATCGCAGTGCTTGAGGCCATCGGTAAAGTGGATGAAGCCAAACAAGCGGGTATCACAATGAAACTTTTCGGTCGTGAATCGATTGGTGCAATTTCCCCTCTTATCGGTAACTTAAAATTGCTGAAACAAAATTTAAATCTTGCGAAAGACACTACCAAATTTGCAGGATCGGTTACTAAGGAATTTGATCGTCTGAATGACAGTGACGGAGCCAAGTTCACCAAAGCAATGAATAGCCTCGGTGTTAGCATGATCAAGATCGGTGACATTTTGGTTCCTATTGTTTCACAAATCGCAGTAAGCTTTTCAAGTCTTCTTTCAAAACTTGATTCCATAGATCCGGGGTTGACAAAAACAATAGTCCTCTTCACTGCGGTAGCAGGGGTCGCGGCGACCATACTGGGACCTTTATTGATCGCCACAGGCGCTTTCATTTCGCTTGTAAGCGCAGCCGGAGGGGTCGCCGCAGTATTTGCAGGCATCGCGGCTGCAGCGCTCCCTGTGACCCTTGTAATCGCTGCAATCGCCGCCGGAGCATACTTACTATATAAGAACTGGGATATCGTTGTTAGATTTTTTCAAAGTGCCATCGGTGCAGTTGTGGGTTGGTTTCAAGAGTGGGCGGCAAATAATTCAGAGTTGTTAGATCGCATAAAAAACCAATGGAATCAACTAAAGAATGCGGCATCTATAGTATGGGGATTGATAGGGGAGGCGATTCAGAAGTTTGTTGCATCTGCAACAAACTGGTTAAATGATTTATTAACACCCATCGGCGGACTCGAAGGGGCATGGATGATATTCAAAGAAGTTGCAGGTTCCGCTTTAACTTTTGTAGGCGAAGCGATCTTTGCATTTCTGAAAATAGTCACCTCGGTTTTTGATAACGTCATTGCAGTTCTCACTGGGAACAAAACTGTATGGGAAGCTCTTTCATCTTTCTGGATGACTTGGGTTGATACGGTTACCGAATTGTTTGCACCCATATTTCAGGGAATCAAAGAAGTCTTCGACTTGGTTTGGGGATATTTAAAAACCCTACCGCCTAAGTTCTTGCAAATCGGTAAGGACCTTATGAACGGACTTGCCGACGGAATCAAAGCCGGAGCCGCGGCCGCGGTAGATGCAATTAAAGATGCAGGGAACTGGGTGATCGAAAAAGCTACTAGCGTATTTGATACAAATTCCCCATCTAAAGTATTTGCGGCCATCGGTACCTATACAATGCAAGGTCTTGCTATTGGTATTTTGTCCTCAATCCCGATGGCCACAAATGCCGCCGAACTCGCAGCAGCGAAAACCATTATTGCTTTTGAACAAGGGATTGACAAAAAGAAAGAATCGCTTGATAAAAAGATGTCCGAATTACTCGGATTGAAAGACAGTGGATTTGGCGGGGGATTCGATGGGGGATTTGGCGGGGGATTTGGTAATAACGGTCCTGGAGGTGATCCCAGTTTCGGTCAAGGGTTTGGCGGTTTCGGTGGTGGGGCTCCTGCCGGTTTTCCTGATGTCGGTGAGATTTCGAATTACTATGATGAGAGGTTGGCGTTACTCACTGAAAAGGGACAAACAGAAAACCTTTTATTCAAGGCAATTGAATTGCAGAAAACAAACGCTTTGGCAAACGCCCAGCAACAACAAGTAGAAATCTATAGCGGGGCATTTGATAGTGTTCTTTCTATTACCAAATCATTTGCAGGCGAACAGTCGGATGTTTACAAGGTGATGTTTGCAGTATCAAAATCATTTGCAATTGCAGATGCTTTAATTAAGATTAAACAAGGGATTGCAAATGCCGCCGCAATCCCATTTCCCGGTAATATCGCCGCAATGGCAACCGTGGCGTCGGCAACTGCCGGTTTGGTCGGTTCGATTCAAAGCATTTCCGAACCGAAGGCCTTCTATAATGGAGGGACCTTGGCTGCGGGTCAATCGGGGATCGCCGGGGAAAAGGGTGTTGAAATTGTGGGACCTACCGGCATCATGAGCACCCAGAAAACTAAAGAGTTATTCATGGGAATGGGTAAAGGCGGAACTTCGATATCTGTGGAAATTATCAACAATGCCGGTGTGAAGGTTTCGACAAAAACAAGCGAGAATGGAGATAGTACCAAACTCCAATTTATTCTTGATACTGTCGAAGAAAAGTTAATGGGTGACTTTTCAAATAGTGGACGGGTATCTGGTGCGATGGAACGCGCTTACAATTTAAGTAGAACCGGAAGATGAATAATTGGCCTTCTATATTACCAAATCCAAGGATCGGGCTTTCATATAGACCTGAAAGTAATCTAATTGTTCAGCAAATGGAAGCCGGTAATATAAGGCAACGGAAAAGATTTGACGGGAGTGTGAGTTACTTCAATGTTAAATTAGTCTGTTCAAATTTTCAAAGAAAAGTATTTGAGGGTTTCCACAAACATACTTTGGATGATGGGTCTTTGTTCATCGATGACTTTCCATTACCAAACGGGAACCAGTCAGTTTTCATTTTCGGCGGGAATTTCGAGGTTGTCGATTTGTCGGGGGGTGTTCTATGGGAAATCAGTTTTACTATAGTATCCGAAGTCGATACTATAGTAAGCAAAGAGGATCTCGATTATTATATTGCATTTGGCGGCGATCCTTCGCTATTTTCAAATTTGTTAGTTTATCAAGGAAATCAATTAGTTTATATTTCAGAACCTCTAATTTTTACCGTTTAATCAAATGCCCGACTTAGAAACAAACAATCCAATTTCCCCGACTCTGGCAACAAAGGTCCCGACGGTCTCTCCGCTTGGATACCAGACAAACGCACAGATGGCAGCACTCGTCACCAAGGCGGATGTCGGATTGTCAAACGTAGAGAACTTTTCCCGCGCTTCGATGGCATCGACCGGGCCGATTGCTGATGCTATTGCGGCTGGTGGGGGGATGGCTGGGTATCTCAATGTTCTCGCTTACGGATCAGCCGGAGCCGCAGACTTTTCGATTGTCGTCAACGCGGCATTAGCCGCCGCGAGGCCGTTAGGATTCGGGGTCTACATCCCAAACGGGACCTACACTTGCTTGACTGCAATCACCGGGCTTAGCCATGGCTCATTTATCGTCGGAGAAAACAGATACAAAACCGTTTTAGATTTTGTTGGTGCCGCGAAAACTGTCAACGGAATCGAAGTGCGCGCCGATCCAACATCGCATCTCCATGGAACTGGTAGCGTCTCGCGTGCTGGTGTTCATAACTTGTATCTAAAAGGCCATTCGACTAACGGAACATCAGCGACAGGGAATGGCGTGATGATTGTAGAGGAAGGAGATAGTCATACCTCAGACTGGCTAGAACTTCAAAACGTCGAAATCAGGAATTGGAATGTCGGATTTTACTCGCAGGATGCCGCTCAAACAATCGCCCTTGGAACAAACATTGCCTATTGCGATATAGGAGTCTCACTCAATGGCGGCTCGAACAATACTCACCGATTTAGCCAATGTGGATTTGGTAGAAATCGAGTTGGAGTAGTCGTCAATGGTGGCATTGGTTCCGTTTTCACGTCATGCGAATTTGGACTATGCACATTGACTGGATACCTCATCAAAGCATTTGCGCTCTGCAAAATCGAAAATGCAAACTGGGAAGGAAACTTGCGAGATGTAACGGTAGAAGGCTCGGGGAATTGTTCTATCACAAACGCAAACAGCCTTCGTGGAATCGCTGCCGCCACTGAGCCATTATGGGTCCAAGCTGGCGGACAACTCACTCTCTCGCAAGTGGGAGCAGCGGGCGGAGAAGAAGGAGTTAACCTCATCAAAGCTGATTCGCTGGCGGTTGTCACGATAACATCTTCGCCATCAATCATGCGTTTGAGCAATATCGGATTAGCGACAGACACATATGATACACTTCAAGAGGACACATTTGGACAAAAATTTGTCCCGCATTTGATACCGACTCGCTATTTCACGCAGATCAATACGAATTTTCCAAAAGTCTCTACTCGGGGAATTATCGTGAGGCGAGTAGGACTTGCGGGAACAACTCCTGACGACATACTTACCTGTGTGGCTGACGTAGGATCACCGCAGACATATTCAACTCAATCGCTTTTGAATCAAACTCTTGAGAAAAAACTAATGACCGCCACAAGGGTGACGGCGTCTCAAGTTATTAAGGACCAGGTTTTGGAGCAAAACTCTGGATCTCTCCTCACGTTTGACATAGACGCTGATGCGCGATGGGTTAAAATTAGAGGAGGCGGAACTGGTGGATACCAAGTAAACCCGCCCGCTGACGCAAAGATCCGTTGGCTGAACGCCGAGTATTCTTATATCTCGACCAAACTTAATAATTTTGGCTGCATAGAAATCCATTACGAAACAGCAACGCGATGGATCGTCACAGCGACAAGCGCGGAATCTGAATTTGACGGAACTTTGTAATGAAACTCCCCCTCACCCTCGCCATCACCCTAACTACGATTTCTCACGGGATCGTATTTAAGGATGAGAGCGCGTTTGACCCGAATCGGTTCTTGAATTTCTCTACCGTCCCAACCGCAAATCCGAATTTCGAGTTTCGAGATTTTGATCTTTCGGCGGTTGGGTGGATCAACGATAAGGCAGTGACTCTGATCTCTCCGAAATACATTCTTTACGCCGCGCATTTTCGTAATGGAGCGGGAACAACTGTCAGTTTCATGTCTCCCACCGGGGTGCTTGTGACGAGTGAAATACTCATCAATCACCCCGCTCTTATCGCCATCAGCGGATCCGTTTCTGATCTCCAACTAGCGGAGTTAAAAACTCCAATCACGTTCGATCTCGGGATCACCCCGATGGCCTATTTCGACAATCCGACGAACATACCCGATGCTGAATACTACCATCAAAACAATCAACTTCTGATCGGTGGCGCAAAACAACGGTTTGGGACAGCCGTTGGCGATTTCGCAGGAAACTCTCCACTCGATCCCGGTGGTAACGGGAGGGGTAACGGTTCAGGATATTTATGGGGAGTATTCACCGATGAACGGAACTCTGCGACAACAGCGACAACTGTCGGTGGCGATTCTGGGGGGCCGACGATGGCTATCATTGGAGGGCAGCTCGCATTAACTGGGATTCATTACAGCGCCGTCTCAGGAACCTACCGGGGAGAGCCATTTCGACAAACCGACGATTCGTTTGTCCCGCACCAGCCATTCATTGATCAAATCAACGCCGTCATGGCCAAAGACGGGTATTCCATGATGAAATTTTCTGACAGCATTCCCGAGCCAAAGCCTTCATTGATACTATCAATCACAGCCATAGTGCTATTTGTATTCTACCGGAAACGACCATGAAAAACATCTCAATCATCGCCATCGCGTTTGTTCTCGCGTCCTGCTCATCTGCCCCTCCGGGGATGCCGCAGGAGAAAACAGTAGATTCAGTTTACGTTCCGGCAATCCCAAAAGCCCCCGACATTTCAGAGGTTGAAAAAACAGTTCGGGATCTGTCAGAAGAGGTTGGCGATGCTCGTGATGAGGTTCGCGCCGCGTCTGATAAGGTGGCCGAGGGAGTCAAAGAATCCGTCCTGCTTCGGGAGTTGATTGAAAAAGAATACAACGCCGCCGAGGTGACGGCACAGACCGCGCTAGAAAATATCCGTTACGCGGCAGGTAGGACGGAAACAAAGCTCAATGATACAGTCGGGCTATTGGAGGCGGCATCATCGAAACTGATGGCCGCAAACTCTCGATCAAACGACCTATCTTCAAAAATATCCGCTCTCAAATCCGAGATCGCCGTTCAATCATCCCGAGTCGATGAGTTTGCCGCGATGGCCGAAAGCGCCAACGGCCAGGTGGTTCGGGCTAATGCTCAAAAAGACAGCTTCCGAAATGCTCTAAGCTCTGCCGAAGGGGAGAAAATCGCTCTAATGCGCGAACGGGATAAGGCCAGAACACATAGAATGTGGCTATCTGTCACAATTGTAATCCTCATCCTCGCCCTATTCATTTCCATCAAATTCTAAAATTATGAAAAACATCTCAATTGAAGAGCTTCAATCCCACGTTGGAGCAAGTCCCGATGGCCACTGGGGTCCGCTCTCAATCGCTGCCTGCCAGGATCATTTGAGAAAACTGATACCCTACCCTAACCCATGGCCAAAGAGCGATGAATCGAGCCTCCGCGCATTTTACGGCAAGGCCGGGGATGAGAGCCAACTGGTCAACCTCGACGTGTCTGGATTCGGGGTGAGGTATGAGGGGCAGGAAATAAAGACGATCCGAGGCCACGGGAAACTCGCATCATCCCTCGGGCGGATCATTAAACAACTCTCGATCCATCACCCGGAGATCCTCGCCGACTATAATGGATGCTATAATTTCCGCAAGATGAGAGGAGGCTCAAGCTACTCACTCCATGCCCGAGGCGCAGCTATTGATTTCATGGCCGGGGAAAATGGCAACAAAACCAGTTGGCCATCCAAGGCGACAATGCCAATCACCGCAATGGAGATATTCGCCCGTGATGGATGGCTTTCCGCCGGAGCGTTTTGGGGTCGAGACGCGATGCACTTTCAAGCAACTCGATAAAATGGAAATATCAACTGAATGGGTCCTTGGATCATTTCTCGCTTTAACCGGAGTCATCGGGACGATGGCGAAACTGATTTACAATGCTCTATCTGAACGCATAAAGGATCAGAATACGTGCATCCATAGGCTACAAGACGACGTTGATCGACTGTCAAAAGGTTGTGGGATTTACGAGTGTGCATGGGCGCATCGGGGCGAGATTAGGACAGATATCAAACAAACGTAGACAATGAGTTATACCGATGCAGTAAAGGAAGCTTATGCTTTGGCGAAGCGAAACAATCCCGTCTTCGAGACACTCGAAGTATTGCATAGCTCTGCATCTGAAAGTTTCAAATTGGTAAAGAATAATGCCGACATGAATCTTCCTTTGATTGAAGGAGGTCCTTTGCATTTGTTTCAAGCCGCTGGGCTGGAAATCGCCTTGTCAGGTTCAACGGGTGATAGTTTACAATCAATGGATATTGTCATTGGAAATGTTAATTTGGTTGCAAGTGATTTCCTCAAAAAGGCGATAGCAATTCCAAACGAACCCGTCCTGCTCAAATACCGAGTTTATCTTGCAAGCGATTTGACGAAACCCCACAATGATCCACCTCTGATTTCATATCTAACCTCGGTCAAGATAACGTCCCAGCAAGTCTCTGGTTCGGCATCATTTGCCGACATTGCGAACAAAGCATTTCTAACTGAACTTTACACCTTGAACTCGAACCCTGCTTTATGAAAATTCATGAAGTTATTTCCTATGTGGGGTTGCCTTGGGAACCAGGTGCGAGGGGTCCGAAGGCTTTCGATTGCTGGGGTCTCATTGTGGACATTTATTCAAAGCACTTAATCATCGAACTTCCATTGTTTCCACATATTGACCGCAATCAAATCAGCGATCTCATTGAAGGTTTCGACAAGTATTCAGCTGACTGGGATTTGCTTAAAAAGCCAGTTGAATTTGCAGTTGTCGGAATGGGTCTTTCGAGCAAAACGATAGGACATTGCGGTATCTTTTTAAAAGGCAAAATCCTCCATTCGACTCGGGGAACGGGAGTGGTATGTGAATCACTAGGTGAAGTGAAAAAGAAATTCAAAACAGTCAAATTCTATGGGATACGTAATACAGATAAGTAACTACTTCGAACCACACAAACATTCCAAGGAAGAAGTGACGGGTCTTACTGTTTTAGAGTACCTTAAAAGCAAAGATTTAAATTGGAATCAATTCGAGATACCTACCTTGATTCAATTTAACGGACGGGCATTGATGCAAGTGGAGTATTGTCAGGTCATAGGGGAGGGCGATATCGTCACAATAACACCCCTACTAGGCGATTTCGTCACGATTGCATACGTTTTAATCGCCGCGGTCGCCGCCACCGCCCTGACCCTTGCATTTGCGCCGCAACCGCCAAAAATAGGGAGGGAAGGTGACGTTGACCCCACCTTTTCACTGAAGGGTCAAACCAATGCAAACAAACTCGGAAAACCTGTTCCTTGTTCTTTCGGTTATGTCAAAAACTGGCCCGATTACGGTGCTCGCCCTTACAATGTCACAATTGGAAATGAGCAGTATCAATTTTCACTTTTCGAAGTAGGACAGGGATACCTCGAAATCACCGAAGCGAAACTTGATGATACCCCTATTGAAAACTTTTCGGACGTGACAATCGAAATTTACCATCCCGGCGAAACAGTAACCCTTTTTAGAGATGCGGTTTTGTCAGTAAC